TTATTGTGGGCGCTCCTGAAGCGCCCGTTTGGGAAGCCAGCGTGGTGGCCCGAGAAGCAAGACCAAGGGTCTGGTCCCAGTAGTAAGGGGCTCCGTCCATGACATTGAAAGTGAGGTCTTCGCCCCAGTTGTCTTGTGCATAAAGACGTATGTTGGAGCCCGTGCTGGCGGCAACAAGCGAGGACTGCCCCCATCCTACAAAGGCATTTACTTCCTTGACTATGGATGCGTCCGCGTGAGCGGCGGCGGTTGTCCCTCGTGCCCCACGGGCAACCCCGGCGTCTATTGTGTTTGATGATTTACCGGTGTACTGAATGAGTTCATCGTCAATAAGTACTAAACCAACAAAGGTGACAGTATCCCCACTCCCATGCGCCGCGATGGTCGTTCCGTCATCGCCACGGGTAAGGTCACCGAGTATATTAGAGGCGTTCGTCCCATAACGAATGTTCTCACTGTTTATCTTAATCGTGCCGCGACTGGGAAATGAACTCGTATCCGCGCAGGAAATGGAGGTGGTTTCGACCGTGAGGGCCTCAGATGTGGTGGTAGCGACCTCGTCAAAGTCGGAGGCGCTTGTTAATGTAAACGACGTGTCTGAGTCACTTATCCCGCCGCCATCGTTAAGGGTCGTCTGGGTATATGTTGGAGTATAACCGCCCCAGGCTCCTGCGCCGAAACCCGTTCCAATAACCACAGTGTCCAAACCAGTGGTGATTTGATATTCCGCAAGGACTGAAGCCCCGCCGCCTGATGTGGACCCGGAAGAGGCCGAACCGTCCGTGGTAACCGTATAGGTGTTAGAATTTACAACCGTAATTTGGTGTTCCGTGTTGATCTGTGCGGCGGTAATACCATCCGTGGCCGAAGCCCCCGAATAAACGACAAAGTCATTGGTCACTGCACCATGGGAGGGTGCTGTTACGGTGAGTTCACCACTGCTAGCGGACCCTGTTTTGAAAGGATTGGACCCAAGCGTAACCGTGCTCCTGACCGGTGTTATATCGTAATACCCTCCCCCTTCCTCGACGTAGAATTTTGCCTGTGTACCAAGGCCCATGTATTTGGATCCATCGAGCGCGGACCATATATGAAGAGACCTTCCAGTCCCCGTTATCGTATTACTACTCAGCCGCTCCCAACCCCCCATTTTCTCGGGACGCCCTTTCCGGAAACGGATCAGATCGGAATTGTACCAGCCAGTTTCATCGCCATAGGCAGTCGTCTCTCGGTCAACACCAGGACGAAAGGGGATCTTAGATAACGGCATTACGCAGCAACGTATGCCTTACCCGCTGTAACGGCATTGGTGTAGGGCGTCTTCGATTTGCTAGAATCCGAATACCAGTCCTTAGCAGCTTGTATCTCAAGATGATCGGTATTGCGCGTGACCATCAGCTTGACCTCTGCTGCACTCCCGAACTGTTCCAACGCTTCAGTGTCGTCAGCCACGGTGGCATTAATCAACGTGACACTGTCGTCCATCGCGGAAAAATGAGCCGCAATTTCTTCGGCAGTAAGTACATCAGCCATTTAACATCTCCTTTGGCTTTTCGGTTTCTTCAGACAGACTCTGAATTAATGAGTTCATAAATGATTCAGCCGCGACCGAGATCTGATCAAGTTGGAACTGGGCCGCTTGACGCTTCTGTTGAAGGTCGCGCACCTGCGCGATCCAGTATTTTTGTTGGTCCGTCAAATCGGACGGATCGTATTCATTGCCATCAATGCTGATGACGTTGGCTTCATTTTCAGCCACGGGAGTGCTCCTCTTTCCATTTCTTCAGTTCATCAATTTCAGCAGACAGCTCCTTGATGGCGTTTACCATCGCCCAGACCACAGGACCACGATCAACAGTCAACATTCCGTGATCATTCCTCTCGGTAACTGCTTCTGGGAATGCTTCTTGCAACTCCTGTGCAATGGCACTCGTTGTCAAAACATCTTGCGGCAGACCCTCTTGAGCACCGGGGAATTCCTCTTGAAGTTCTTCGTCGCTCTTGTAGAAGAAGTTCTTCGGAACAACTTTGAGGATATTAGCAAGTCCTTTTGGACTCTCAACGATGTCCTTTTTAATTCGTCTGTCGGAGGTCGTTGACCAATCGGCTGAGTTATTACCGGCATAATTGCCACCAGTGTTAGCATTTATGAAACCAGTGCTAGCACCCTTACCTTGAATATTCGTACCAGAGGCAATGACCATTTCATTGCTCACACCAACAGCAGAAGAATGTGCACCATTGCCGATGAACACATTTCCTACTCCAGTGGTCGTGGCTACACTCTGCGTTCCGGCATTGAAGCCAATCATAACATTGTAGCCGCCCGTGTTTATGGCACTTCCGGCTGCATATCCACAAAGAACATTTCCAATAGCGTCGGTGACGGCATCACCCGTCATATGTCCAATTGCCACATTAGAATTAGAGGTATTATTAGCTGCCTGTAATGCCCCATATCCAATTGCTATCTGATTACTGGAAGTCGCCGCCGTATACAGCGCATTGTGTCCCACAGCTACGTTGTAGCCCCCAGTTGTCAATGCGTACCCTGCATTATTGCCCGCGAGCACATTGCTAACACACGTCGTCATTTGGACACCGGCCCATCCACCCACAGCCGTATTGAGATTTCCAGTGTTAATATCACGCGCAGCGGAGTAACCCACTACCGTATTGGTATGTCCTGATGTGGCAACACTTAGGGCTGAGACACCGACAGCTACGTTAAAATCTCCGGTAAGTGTCGCATCAAGAGCCGCATGACCCACGGCCACATTATACTCGCCGGTAGTGCAGCCTTGCATTGCCGCATAGCCTACGGCTGTATTATTGTCCTCAAGGGCAGCTTGCAGTGCATATGTGCCTATGGCGGTATTTTGAGCGCCAGTAATAGATGCACTAAGGGCAGCAAAGCCCAATGCTGTATTATAATCTGCCGAAGTAATTGCATCACCAGCTTCATCTCCGACGCAGACATTGTAATTGCCGCCAGATTGAATAGAATTGCCAGCATTAACGCCCGCAATATAGTTGGACGTACCGGCAGTAACTGTGGAAGTTGTTCCACTAACAATCAAGCTATCAGCACTTTCATCCCAAAGCATGTACTTGCCAGAGGTCGCACCGAAGAGTTTTACATCATAACCTGTGTCATCTACGCCGACAGTGACCGTGCCTTGGGAAGAAGTTGAGCCTGTCACAATCAGGGAATCTGCACTCTCATCCCACAGAAGAGATTTGCCAGATGTAGCGCCGAAGAATTTGACATCGTGACCGGTATCATCGACACCGACTGTTAATGTTCCTCTTTGAACAACACCATCTGCTGATGTGTCCCACAACCAATATCTACTGGCAGTATCACCAAAAAACTTAACGTCGTAACCAGTATCGTCTACGCCAACGGTAACTGTGCTACTAAAGGTCGCAGCGCCATCAATAGCCGCAGCGCCTGTAACTTCAAGGGTAGTAAATTGAACGTCAGCTAAACCGTTGTAGACAACTGCACCAGATCCGGCCCCATCACAATAAACAATCGCATTTTTTCCGTTCTGAAGCGTGACATTCGCCCCGGAACCTTGGCTAAGAATGACCGAGTACGGGCCACTTGAACCGGAATCCGTCGTCGCATTCTCAACGATGAAGTAAGCCTTAGTCGTATTTGGCGCGATGGTGACCGTATTATTGGCTCCAAGCGCCCCTGTGAATTTAATCACACGATACATACCGTCTTGTAAATTCTCAGTTCCAGAACCCGGAGAAGCTTCACGTACCGTGAGTGTGTGGGTGGTGCCTGAAAGAGCGACCGAGGTATAAGCAGCAATCCGATCCAGAAGATCTAGATTATGATTGGTAGTTGTTCCCCATGATCCAGATTGCTCACCAGAACCGATCTTCTCGATGCCGTAACTTGTTGTGTATGAAGATGCCACAACTTTTCTCCTATGCCGCTATATCAACCCAAGCGGGGGTCTGTGTCGTACTAACCTCAGACCAACTTGGAGTTTGTGTCGTACTGACGGCGGACCAGCTTGGGGTCTGTGATCCGTCAATAAGGCTCCAAACATTGGATTCCCCGATTCCTCCCGTGGCCGAAACACCTGTAAGGGTGACTCCAGCCCCCGCCGCTGGAACAACCGTGCCAAGTGCCCCGGTCCCCGCAATGCCTGTGAGAGTGAGAGTGCTTGTCCCCGAAGGAACAACCGTGCCAAGCGAACCCGTGGCCGAAGCGCCTGTCGGAACAACATTTGATGTTCCAGTAACCGTGACAGTGCCAAGCGAACCCGTGGCCGAAACACCTGTAAGGGTGACTCCAGCCCCCGCCGCTGGAACAACCGTGCCAAGTGCCCCGGTCCCCGCAACGCCCGTAAGGGTGAGGGTACTTGAACCCGTAATTGTGACAGTACCGACGGCGCCTGTACCCGCGACACCCGTGAGATCAACGGAAAGGTATGTGTTCCAGGCACCTTCATCCCAGGTTCCTCGACCCCAACCAGAGATTTGAGCCAATGCATTACCCTTTACGCGATCCTAATGATTGCTGTACTTGCAGCCGCAGCAGGAAAGGCAATCGAAAAAGTGCCCGCCGTACTCGTCTTATTGCCCCCAAAATCCAGGGCACAAATAGCCTTATTCGAATCACTGCTGTTGTAGATCAAAGCGCCCCTCGCCGTGATGGTCGCTGTCGTAAAACTAATGTCAGCGAAATCCGTGAAACCCGTTGTCCCGCTACTGGTAGGGTTGATCCGTGTCAAACTACCGCCGCCCGTAGTATAGCTCCCACTGGAAGCTACCTCACCAGTCGTGGTGAAAGCCGTAGTGGCCGCCCCCAAAGTAGCCGTGGTGGAGGACTTGCCCCCACTACTGATGGCATACAGAGCCAACTTAAACGTATCCCCTCCAGAGAGTAAGAAGTTGTGGACACCCTCAAGAAGTTCCTTCTTGAAGGAGGTACACATTGCCGTTGTAATCGCCATGTTAAAGATCCCTCAGATTATCTGCTAACTCAGGGTGCCCTGCATCTCGTAGTTTAGCACAAATAGTTGCCCGGTCCTGATCCACGGCAACCCTCAAATACTCGGTTATGAGCCTCTCCAAGACGGATTTGAAATCCAGCACTTGATCTCGAAGGGGCGCAGGGGTGTCTTTTGCCACATACAATATCTTATCGACAGCCACCTTGGCTATCTCTTCTACGGTCAGCCCCCTGTTGTTTGTAGAGATAACGTGAACCTTCCCTGCGGTCAAGATAGCCGCTGCATCAAACATTTCCTACCTCTCGTAAGCTAACCACCTTGTCATGCCTCCCATATAGCACAGGCTCAACGTCCGCAGGCTCTGGAGGAGCCGCCTCGGATTGCCGAGCAACGGTCAAGCCGCCGTTCTCCACAGACATGACAAGAGGGTCCTCTAGCCTGTGGTAACCGTACAATTTCTCTGCCTCTGGCACGTTCGTATCTAATAGCGTCGAATTATAAGCGACCTCAACCTGGGTCCCCCGCGATATGGCTACGGAAAGCCAGAACTCAGTACAGGCCCTTCCCGCTTCCGCCATTATGATATTGGAATTGTACGAATAGTCTATCCCGTAGAGGCAAATCTTAGCGACTTTGTGGTAAACGGCGAAGGCTATTACATAAGGCACCGTATTATTGAAGTAGCAAAGCCCGGTATCCTTGACCACTTCCTCCAGCGGGTAAAGAACGGCCCCCGGAACCCTACCATCTAACGTGCATGTATAAATTGGGCCGGGATGTCCCCCCAAAGTCTTACGCATCGCTTCTGTCTGTGGCCCTGCGTCTTCGGTGTCAAGAAAACGAGATGCAGGGTCCATCATAAAAACACGATCATGCTTGATGGGAACCATCATCGAGTTGATGGCCCAAACCTCATCGTAATTTTTGCCGTTGGCTACGGAGGAGGTAAAGGCCCCTTGAGTCGCGCCAAGACCTACGATGGCGACTACGGCATTATCAAGGCTCTTGTCTGTCATTGAACCCCTCGTCGGATGCTGTCTTTTCTGTACTGATCCTCGGTTTGCTTGCCCTCCCCTAGGTTCTTCAGCCACTGGATAGATTCCTGGAACCTATTGTTATAAAGCATCAATAAATCCTGCTCCCCTTTCATAAAGGTATACGCCTCCATCAAACTGCCATACAAAAGACATAGTTCAGCGTTCGTGCCCAGCCAACTGGTTCCGTCGTCGGAAGCGGTTATCGACTGAGGACGGTAAAAGTAATGCAACTCCGCAGCATAACTACTGTCCGGG